CATCTATGGTAAACTTTGCAAGATGCAAATGTTTAGGTGCGAATGTACTGCGTGGACCTGATCAGATTCCCTGGGACGGTAAGCTGAAATATGATTGGCAACTTTGGATCGATTCTGATATTGTTTTTAATACAGAAAAGTTTTGGCAGTTAGTCTTAATGGACAAAGACATTGCTGCAGGTTGGTATGCAACAGAAGATGGGCATACGACTTCGGTTGCTCACTGGTTAGATGAAGAAGATTTTCGTGGTAATGGTGGAGTGATGAATCATGAAACCGTTGATAGCATCTCAAAGCGTCGGAAACCATTTACAGTTGATTACACTGGATTTGGATGGGTTCTGATTAAGAATGGTGTTTTTGAACATTCTGAAATGAAGTATCCTTGGTTTGCACCTAAAATGCAAGTCTTTGAATCTGGTGAGGTTCAAGATATGTGTGGAGAAGACGTATCGTTCTGTTTGGATGCAAAAGAAGCAGGATTTGAAATTTGGTGTGATCCTCGCATTCGCGTAGGTCACGAAAAGTCAAGAGTGATTTGATGTCTAACGAACGTTATAATATTCTCTGTAAGGGAGAAAGAATTTACACATCTCTTACAGAAGAAGAATATTTTCAGATAATGGAGGATCTGTCGATTGAATTTTATCAGACAGGTTCTCCACGACCTGAAGATCTTGAAACTGAAATCTTATTGGAGAATCATGTATGTCAAAAGCAAAGGGTGGTCTAAATAAAAACAGTTCTTATATCCCCGGGGCTCCTAAAAAGTCTCGCCAAGGCGATGGTGGCGGAACAAAGTATGCTGCGTCTTCTCGTAATGGGGCAAGAAAAAAGTATCGCGGACAAGGTAAGGGATGAGTAAATCAGGAAAATACGGAAAGACCAAGCGTAGTAACACGGGCACGTGCCGCACAAATGCTCAGAAGGCAGCGGCACGTAAGCGTCGTAAACCAAAACCTGGTCGTAAGTATAAATTTTATTAATTCATGTATTACTTGGATGGTAATGATGAATGGAATAATATACATTCATCAGACCTTTGGATTTACAATAAATTATTTTTAAGTCGGATGTTGGGTTATACATGTGGTCCTGTTGGAACCACAGTTCCTCAACCCGACTTTTATATTGTAAGACCATCCATCAATTTACTTGGTATGGGGCGTTTTGCTCGTAAAGAGTGGATTGAAAAGCATACTTGTGAGTTTCATCCTGGTGAATTTTGGTGTGAAATCTTTGAAGGTGAGCATTTGAGTGTTGATTTTTATCAGCAAAATGCAGAACTCGTTGTATTAGGCACTCGTAATTCTTGTGAACCTTATTACAAATGGGAAAAGTGGGAAAAAATAGAAAAAGATATTGCTTTTCCAGACATTTTAAAGAATTTAGTGGGTAATTATGAGTGGATTAATTGTGAATTTATTGGAAATCGGTTAATCGAAGTTCATTTTCGCAGAAATCCTGATTTTCGTTATGGAAATTCAGTTGCAATTCCAGTTTGGGATGACGAAAAGATTGAAAATATGAGATTTATTGAAGACTCTGATTACTTACGCAAGGGTTTCTACATAGAATAAATAAATTTTTACTAAAAATTGAGTTGAAAAAGATTTCAATGGGTAAACACCTGCTTCTAGAGGTGTATGATGTTCAATTTGACCTAATCAATGACGTAGAATCTCTACAAAACGTCATGGTTCAAGGTATTGAACGTGCAAAAATGACAATTTTAAACACTTTTTCGCATTGTTTCCTTCCACAAGGGTGTACAGTCGTCATTGCACTTGCAGAAAGTCACGTTTCATGCCATACTTGGCCAGAAAATGGGTGTTTAGCAGTGGATGTATACACTTGTGGTGAAGGAAATCCCCGTTTAATTGCTCTTGAAATACTAAAATACCTCAATTCAGACTCTTATTCCTTACGTGAAGTTGAACGTTAAATAGAAATAAGGAGATAGCAACCTCCTTTATAAAAGTTCTGTTTTATTTTTTAAAACAGGAGCTAAAATGTCTAATTTACCAGTAGATAGAGACAGTAATTACATGAGAGAGATGTGGGGTACAAGTCATTTAATTACTGATTATGGCGAAACACCTCAAAAAAGAGTCATTCAAGAGGTTATGCACGACTTAGCACCAAAACATGATCTCAAAAAACAAGTCGAGTTGCATGAAAAAATCAGAAATGATGAAGATTATGATGATTGGTCCTATGGAACGGAACCAATCTATGGTTCTCCTTGGAAATGAGCATAAATAAGTAAAGAAATTTTATTTCCGATGGCAATCACTAGGATATCTAGATCTTTTAAAGATATTAGTTTATCTTTTGATCCACATCCTGTGACGAAGGATCTGCCAATTCTTAAGAATCAGAGTGCAATTATTCGTTCAATTCGTAATTTAGTTGAGACAATCCCAAATGAGAGATTTTTTAATTCGACTTTGGGATCAAATGTTCGCTCAAGTCTCTTTGAATTTGTGGATTTTGGTACAGCATCAATCGTAAGAGACCAAATTATAAATGTTGTCTCAAACTATGAACCTAGAGTAACTGACGTTGAAGTTCAAGTAGATCCAAGACCAGACACAAATGAATTTGAAGTTACTGTTATTTTTAACATTATCGGACAAGAAGTTCCAACACAACAGTTTTCCTTTATATTAGAGGCAACAAGATAAAATGCCTTTTACCAAATTTACTAATTTAGATTTTGATCAGATAAAGACCTCAATCAAAGATTATCTGCGAGCCAACTCAACATTTACTGATTTTGATTTTGAGGGGTCTAATTTTTCTGTCTTAATCGATACATTAGCATATAACACTTATATCACGGCATTTAACTCAAACCTAGTTGTAAATGAATCTTTTCTAGATTCTGCAACAGTAAGAGAAAACGTTGTCTCTTTGGCAAGGAATATTGGGTATGTTCCTCGCTCCAGAACCGCCTCAGGCGCTGTAGTTTCCTTTACGGCACAACCAACCAGTTCGACAGCAACTCTTACCTTACAGGCGGGTCTAGTATGCACTGGGAGCGCAAGTGGGTCATCATACGTCTTTTCCATTCCAGATAATGTAACTGCATCAGTAAAAAATGGTATTGCATCTTTTGATAGTTTAACCATTAAGCAGGGAACTTTTTTAAAGAAACAATTTACCGTTGATGGTTCTCTGGATCAAAGATTTATACTAGACAACTCATACATAGACACTTCAACGATTCGTGTTTATGTAAAAGGAACAAGTGATTCTGGACTTGGAAGAGAATATAGTCTTGTTGATAATATTTTTGAAATTAATTCAAATTCTGAGATCTACTTAATTCAAGAAATCAAAGATGAAAAGTATGAACTTCTTTTTGGAGATGGTAGATTTGGTAAAAAATTAGAAAATAATTCGGTCATTACCGTAACATATATTATTACTGACGGTAAATCTGGAAATGGGGCAAGTTCTTTTAATTTTGCAGGAACATTCAAAAATGAAAGCGATGTAGTTGAATCTGTTAGCAATACTGTTACGATTACAACTGTTCAAAAGTCTCAGAATGGATCTGACATTGAGAGTATCGATTCAATCAAAGCTTTTGCACCAAGACTTTATAGTTCTCAGTATAGAGCAGTTACTGCAAGAGACTATGAAACTATTATTAAATCAAAAGTATATGCAGATACTGAATCCGTATCAGTAGTTGGTGGAGAGGATCTTACACCACCTCAATATGGAAAGGTTTTTATTAGCATTAAACCTAAAAATGGCACATATGTTTCAGATTTTAATAAGCAGCAAATAAAAAATAAACTTAAGCAATATACGGTTTCGGGAATAAATCCAGAAATTATTGATTTAAAAATATTGTATGTGGAAATAGATTCTTCAATCTATTACAACTATTCTCAAGTATCTAATGTAGAAGATTTGAAAACCAATGTTATTAAATCTCTTAATTTATATTCGCAGTCCCCAAGTTTAAATGCTTTTGGTGGGAGATTTAAATACAGTAAAGTTCTTCAAGTAATTGATAATACTGATGCGGCAATTACTTCAAATATTACTAAAGTTAGAATTAGAAGAGATCTCAAGGCTCAGATTAATTCTCTAACTCAATATGAAATTTGTTATGGAAATAAATTTCATATCAATTCAAGTGGAAAAAATATTAAATCTACTGGATTTAAAATTTCTGGTTCTTCAGATACTGTTTATTTTACTGACACTCCACATACAAATTCAGATGGATCCTTAACAGGAACAGGAACGATTGCCATTGTGAAAGAAACTCCAGTTTTAGTGGGTGTAGGCACAACAGTATCGTTAAAGACACAAGTTGTTGTAAAAGATGCGGGAACAGTAAATTATACTACTGGAGAAATAAGATTAAGCTCTTTAAACATTACATCAACAGTTTTAGATCAAGATATTATTGAAATTCAAGCGTTTCCAGAATCAAACGATATTGTTGGATTGAAAGATTTATATTTGTCATTTAACATATCAAAAAGCAAAATAAATATGATTAAAGATGTCATCGCTTCTGGTGATGATGTGTCTGGAGTTGTCTTCTCAACTAATGATTACTACAGGTCAAGCTATTCGAACGGGGAATTAACGAGGTCGTAATATGATACAAACGGGATTTGAATCCAGAGTAAAAGTACAACAAATAATTGATAGTCAACTTCCTGAATTTATTTTAGACGAAAATCCAAAAGCGTCTGAATTTTTAAAGCAGTATTATATTTCTCAAGAATATCAAGGTGGACCTGTTGACATTGCGGAAAACCTTGATCAATACTTAAAACTTGATAACTTAACTCCAGAAGTGGTGGTAGGATTTACATCGCTTTCTTCTGGGATTTCATCGACGACAACCACAATCGAAGTATCCACAACAAAAGGATTTCCTCAAAGTTATGGTTTATTAAAAATTGATGATGAAATTATTACATATACAGGGTTAACCACAAATACTTTTACTGGTTGTATTCGTGGTTTTTCTGGTATCACCAATTATCATAGAGATTTAAATTCCGAAGAATTAGTTTTTTCCACCTCCAAAAAACAGTCTCATGTTGGATTATCTACTGTACAAAATTTAAGTGCATTATTCTTACAAGAGTTCTATAAAAAAATAAAGTATACTCTAACTCCAGAGTTAGAAAATAAAAATTTTGTTTCAGATTTAAATGTTGGAAATTTCATAAAAGAAGCAAGAACTCTTTATGAATCCAAAGGAACAGAGGAATCTTTTAGAATTCTTTTTAATGTTTTATTTGGAGAAACTCCAAAGATAATTGATTTAGAAAATTTTCTTGCTAAACCATCATCTGCAACATATGTAAGAAGATCTGTAGTCGTTGCTGAAGCAATTTCTGGAGATCCTCTTAAATTATCGGGGCAAACAATTTTTAAAACCACAGATTCAAATACTACTGGATCTGTATCTGAAGTAGAAATAATTTCTAGAAAAGGAAAAACCTATTATAAACTTTTACTCTTTATTGGATATGATGATTCATTCCCAACAATTACTGGTGCATTTAATATTACAGGGAATACAAAAAATTTAAATTATGTAAGCGCGGGCAGTTCCATTATTACAGTAGATTCTACAGTTGGATTTCCAAAATCTGGAAAAATTTATTCTGGAACAAATGTAATCTCGTATACTGATAAAAGCGTTAATCAATTTTTTGGTTGCTCTGGAGTAACTTCTGGAATTTCTACAGCATCTTCTTTATATTCTGAAGAGACATATTATGGATATGAAGATGGAGATCTATCTAAAAAAGTTGTCTTAAGAATCACAGGGGTTTTATCGGGATATGAATCATTTACAAATGATTCTTTTATTCAAGTAGGAGAAAAAATATCTGTTAGAAACATTGGTGAAATTATAAAAAATCCAGCGTCTAATCCATCATACAAAGAAATTTTTGCAAACAGTTGGATCTATAATACAAGTTCAAGATATCAGGTAGATACTTTTACATCTTCATCAGTCACACTAAAAACTGCTGCAGATAATTCCAGTTTAAAAGTTAATGATTATGTTGATATTCTTTCTGAAGGAACTGAAACTGTTTTAGGTGAAAATTTACAAGTTCAATCAATCACCAATGGTAATAAAACAATTACATTTTTTGAAAGTTTTAGTCTCCCCTCTGATGGAAACTATGAGATTAGAAGAAAAATTAAAAATGCAACTAGTTCTTCTGTCTCTTTAAAGTACGATCCTGTTACATCAGATGTTCAGAACGTTTATAATGAAAATGATGAGTATATGTATGTTGCGTCAAATTCATTACCTTCATATACAATATCTAAATCTCTTTTTTCATATGATGCCGCTGGTGTTGATGACCAAAATGCAACTACAGGACTATATTCAAAAATTGTATTTTCCAATCCAGTTTCTTTTATTACTGGAAGTGAAGTATATTACAAACCATCTATAAGTCCAATTTCTGGTTTATCTGAAGGTGTGTATTATGTTGAGGTTTTATCAGGAAATCTTGAGATTAGATTATATGCATCAAGATCAGTTATAGGTTCTTCAAATTATATAAATTTTGGTAATCTTACTACTGGAACTCACAAATTTACGTTAAATTCTCAAAAAGAATTACAATTAGCACCACAAAAAATTCTTAGAAAATTTCCACTATCAGTTAATATCGGTGATGGTGAGTCAGAAGTAACAACTCCAGGTGCTGTTGGCATTTTAAAAAATGGAGTTGAAATTTTAAATTATAAATCAACTGATAAAATTTATTATGGTCCTCTAAATTCGGTTAATGTTTTAAACGGTGGTTTTGGATATGATGTTATTAATCCACCACTTTTAACACTATCTTCTGGAGATGCATTAGTTCAACCAGTTGTAAAAGGATCAGTTGAAAAAATTTATGTAACTCCACAAGATTTTGATATTGATGTTATAGTTTCTATTGCTATAACTGGTGGAAATGGTTCTGGTGCATCATTTGAACCCGTAATAGAAAGAAGAAGAAGAGAAATCGAGTTTGATGCAAGACAAACAACGTCTGGTGGTGGAATAGACATTACTTTTGACACTATTACTTTCTCTACAAAACATAATTTAATAGATGGTCAGCCCATTGTCTATAGACCAGAAAATAATCCTTTATTAGGTATTGGTTCTTTTGGTGGTTCAAATGCATCCAGTGGAAACACCTTAAAGAGTGAGAACACATACTATACAAAATATATTAGTGATACCACGATACAACTTTATCAATCTTTATCTGATTATAGGTCTGGCATAAACACTGTCGGTTTTACAACCATTGGAACTTCTGGTATTCAGAAATTTGCCACTGAACCAAAAAATACACTAACTCAAATTAAAGTTATAAATGGTGGTAGTGAATATTCGAATAGAAAACTTAGAGTTTCTCCAACAGGAATTTCAACACAAAATGATATAATTTCTTTCACAAATCACGGGTTCAATGATGGTGAACTAATTACATATTCAAATACAGGAACATCTGTTTCTGGTTTATCCACTGCAAGTCAGTATTATATACTTAAAGTAGATGATGATAAATTTAGAGTAGCATATGCTGGAATAGGTGGAACGATAAGAAGCAATTATATAAGAAGAAATAATGTAAGTCTTGCTTCTACCGGAAGTGGTTATCATATTTTCAATTATCCAGAAATTTCTCTTAATGTTCAGTATACTGCCGTTGGTTTAGGTAGCACTCAATTTAGAGGGTCAATTTCAGCATTACCAATTGTAAGAGGAAAAATTACAGACGTATATGTATATGAAAATGGCACCAATTATGGTTCCAACATTTTAAATTATCATAAGAAACCATCAATCACCATTAAAAATGGTAAAAATGCACAATTAAGTCCAATTATTATCAATGGTAGAATTAATGATGTTTATATTCAATATGGTGGAGATGAATATTATTCAACTCCAGACATTGAAGTTTCTGGAATTGGCACTGGTGCTGTTTTAAAACCAGTTGTTGTCAATAACAAAATCACAGATGTAATCGTTGTTAATGCGGGTGCAGGATATTCTACAACAGGTACTACCATTAGTGTAAAACCTGCAGGAAAAAATGCAATTTTTGATTATGAAGTGAGATCTCTTAGCGTTAATAATAACGTTATTTACAATTCAATTAATGATACAACTTTTGTTGCCAATGAAATTATTGCATCTTCATATAATGACTTACAGTATGGTATTTGTGGTTATTCTGAAGTAGTTCAAACTGCATTTAATGATTTTGGATCTGGTCATTCACCAATTATTGGTTGGGCTTATGATGGAAATCCAATTTATGGAGCGTATGGTTATTCCGATCCTGAAAATAAAAATTCTGGAATTAAAAAATTAGTTTCTGGTTATACGGTCAGTACAAGCAATATAACAAACAGACCATCATCATTTTCCGCTGGATTTTTTGTTGATGACTACAAGTTTACAAATTCTGGTGACCTTGATGAATGCAACGGTAGATTTTGTGTAACTGATGAATTTCCAGAGGGTGTTTATGCATATTTTGCAACTTCTGTCATTGATTCTAACAGCAATGTTGTAGGTAGTTTTCCATATTTCATTGGAAACAGATACAGATCTAAGTTTATTTCCGAAAATAAAAAATTAGATCAATCCTTTGATTTTAATAGTTCAACCTTAATTAGAAATACTTTCCCATATAAAGTTAATGAAGAGTATGCAGACAATGATTTTATCACTGAATCTAATGAAATAATCAATCAAGAAATAGAAGTTGAATCTGTAACTTCAGGTTCAATTGAAAATTTTAAAATCATTAATTCTGGTGATGATTATAAAGTTAATGACACTTTACGTTTTAATGAATCTAACACAGATGGTGGTGGACTTATTGCACAGGTTTCGGAAATAGAAGGTAAAGATATTGTAAACCTACAAACATCTATTACAAGTTATGATGATGCCATCTTTACTTGGGATAGTGGTGAAAAAATTAAAGTAAAAGTAACACCAAAACATAATCTAGAAAATCTTGATTACATTAATGTATCTGGATTTTCTACATCTTTATCAACATTAAATGGTTTTCAACAAATTGGAGTAACTTCATACACATCAACATTAATTAAAGATATACCTTCTTCTGGCATTGTAACCGACATTTATATTGCAAACATACCAGAGAATATTTCTATTGGAAGTAGTGTAGGAATAGGAACTGAAACACTATCTATTTTAAATGTCTTCAATATTCAAAATGTAATTAGAGTTGCAAGAGGATTGGTAGGAACTTCGCATACTGCAACCACGCCAGTATACTTTATTCCCGATACTTTTACAATCAATAAATCAGTTAATTATTTTGAGTCACAAGTTAATGATTTAGTATATTTCAATCCAAACCAATCAGTTGGTGTTGGATCTACTTCTGGTATTGGAATTGCAACGACTTACAATATTGGTGTTCAAACCAATAATACTATTTCAATTCCAACTCAGTCAATTTATTTACCAAATCATCCATTTAAAACAAATCAAGCAGTAACATTTGTAAAACCAGCAGCTGCTTCTGCAATTTCTGTAGCAAATACTTCTTCAAGCACACCATTTAATTTGCCATCAAGTGGAAATAGTCAGACTGTTTATATTATTAAAAAATCTGTAGATCATATTGGTATTGTTACACAAATTGGATTAACAACATCAACCAATGGATTATTCTTCATTGACAATGGTTCAAATAATTATCAATATTATTTGCAATCAAACTTTACTCAAGTAGTTGGAGATATTGAAAAAATTTCTACTGTAGTTTCGGTATCTACTGATCACCAACTTGTAAATGGTGATAATGTTAATCTTACAGTTAAACCAAATCTTTCTGTAGGTATTGGCACATCTACTGCTATTAGAATTAGTAAAGATAGTGTTACTAATTTTATATTAGTAAATCCAATTGGATTTAATTCCACAGGAATTAATACAACAACAAATGAAATTACTTTAACCTCACATCAATTAAACACTGGGGATAAGGTAAAGTATAGTGCAAATATGGTAGCATCTGGATTAGAAACTGGTTTTTACTATGTTTACAAGGTAGATAATAATAAAATTAAATTATCTGAAACTTATATTGATTCGAAATTAAATCCACCAACCACAGTAAGTATTGCTGGAACTGGAGGATCAAACCAATCTATCTCTCTAGTCAATCCTCAACTTACTTCGATTAAAGACAATACCCTTGTATTTGATCTGACAGATTCTTCATTGGTTGGATATAAATTTAAAATATTTTATGATCAAAGTTTTAATGATGAATTTATCTCAACAGGTTCAACAAATAATTTTTCTGTAAGTGGTGTAGGCACTGTTGGTGTTGGAACAATTGCATCACTTTCAATTAATTATAGTGAAGGATTACCTGCTCAACTTTTCTATGCGTTAGAAAATTCTGGATATATTAGCACAGCAGACAAAGAAGTTAATAATTATTCTCAAATTAATTTTGTAGATAGTTATTACAATGATTCTTACAAAATTTCTGGTGTTGGTACAACAACATTTACCTTATCATTGTCTAATTCACCAGAAAAGAATTCTTATATCCAATCTGAATGTGGTGAGTTAACATATACAACATCTTCAACTTCTGCAGCAGGTGGAGTTTCTAAGATTAGAGTAGTTTCTCCAGGATTTAATTATAAAAAACTACCAATATTTGAAGAAATAGAATCAGTTTCTGGAACTGGTGCATATATTGTTGCAGAGTCAAGAAGTATT